AGAATCCTCCGGGTGGTTCCCAGACGCCGGGTGCGAAGGGAACGTGGCCCAAGCCGCCGCCCAAGAAGAACCGCAAATGAGCAATTTCAAGAATATCTTCGGCAACGAGGGCTGGATTCAGTCAGCGATTGATCGCTCTCGTGGCAAGACCCGGCCTGGCGAGAGGCGCAGGCGGGCTGCTTCTCGGGATGCTTCTCGTCGCCGGCAGACGTTGTTGAATGACCCGCTTTTCAAAAAATACGGGAATCCGTCTGATCTCGATCCGAACAAAGGCAATGCTTCCGGCAAGGGCATCAGTGGACTGCTGGCCGCTGCCTTGAAGAAGAAACAGCAGGAGCAGCCCAAGCAGGGCATGATCTGATGGCTAGGGTTCTCCGGGTTGGGGTGTATGCGACCGCGTGGCGCTGCATCCAGATTCACTGTGATATTGCTTGGATGCGCCGTGTCGGGGTTGGCGGCATGGTGGTGGGGCGCCGCGTTTTCTTTGCCAAACCGGCTGACCAGATCAATCCACAGCTATTGCGGGCTGGAGCACGTTTACCAGCAGATCCGTGAAGGCGTTGTGATTTTTTACCTGAAGTATTTCTGGTATTCGTTGCGCTACGGCTACAAGGACAACCCGTTCGAGGTTGAGGCGCACGAACGCCAGCATGATCCACTCACGCAGACCGAGGAACAACTGCTATGGAAATTAAGAGAAGGCTCAATAAAATCGCGAGTCGCCTGACGCCTCAGATCGAGGTAATGAACATCGCAACCGAGATGCAGCGTATGTGCCAGCGCTTCGAGGAGCTGCTGGACTACGGTGAGGAAAAGGTCGAGAAGGCCGCGAGGAAGGGCGAGACAATGGCGGCGCGTGTCGATCGCCAGCGCAAGGAAGAACAGGCCGAGATTCTGCGCCAGCAGAAGGCCGAGTCCGACGAGAACCGCAAGGATCAGGAAGAAGCGGCGGCAGAGCGTCAGAAGCTCATGGACAAGTCGAAGAAGAACCCCATGCCGGAGCAGCGCCGCGTCGAGGTCGAGATTGATCGCACGATCCCGCCGGGAACCAAGATGGGCGACCAGTTCGGTGACGGTGACGGTATCCCTGAAGACGATGGGCTGGATCGCTTCTATTCCGAGGATGCCAAGACCGGCGAGATTTTCGATCCGCGAGCCGATGCGCCGCAGTCCGTTCAGGACGGAACCTGCGATGATGAGCCGGTGAAGAAGAAAACCAAGAAGAAAACCAAGAAGAAGGCCAAGCGCAAGGCCAAGAAGAAAACCTGATGCAGCAGCATTATCCTGTTGATCGCTGCACGACGATGAACTTCGGGCGCGGCTTTCTGTGCAATTGTGGCCGTACCGTTGTCGGCACAAACAGACTTCAGGAACATTTCGGGAAATCACTGGAAGAACTGGAGGCCGATCTCAATGCCCGGAGAGAATCTGCACAAACTGTCGAAGTCTGAGCTGGATCAGCTTCGCGGCATCGTTCGCAAGGTGTACGGCAAGGAAGAAGGGCTCACTGACGCGATGGTGAAGGAGTTCCTGACGGATCGGGAGTGCGACAAGCTGATCGATTCCTTGCTGCCGTCCACGGTGGAGAAGCTGAAGGAAATGGGCGAGTCGCGTGGCTTCCTGTCCGAGAAGAAGTTCTTCCTGCCGACCCGGATCGTTGGCATAAACGGCAAGCCTCTGCACAAAGAGGACGATGCCTGATTTTCATTACAAACCAGACGGCGCGACCCTTCGTGAGTTTATGAAGGATGATTCGTTCTGGCGCGGCATCCGTGGCCCGGTGGGTTCTGGTAAATCGGTCGCCTCCTGTGTCGAAGTGTTCCGGCGAGCTTTGCAACAGCAGCCGAATGAGAAGGGCATACGACGCAGCAGGTGGGCCGTCATTCGTAACACCGGGCCACAGCTCAAGACCACCACCATCAAGACTTGGCTGGATTGGTTTCCCGAAGACGAGTTTGGCCCTTTCCGTTGGGGCGTGCCGTTCACCCATCACATCATGGTGGGCGACATCGACCTCGAGGTTATCTTCCTTGCGCTGGATTCCGAGGAAGATATTCGCAAATTGCTGTCCTTAGAACTCACTGGAATATGGGCAAACGAAGCAAGAGAAATGCCGAAGTCTATTATCGACGCCTGTACCATGCGTGTCGGTCGGTTTCCTTCCATGCGCGAAGGTGGGCCAAGCTGGTACGGGATGATCTGCGACACCAACGCTCCTGAAGACGATCACTGGTGGCCGATCATGGCCGGTGATGCGCCGCTGCCAGAGGATTTCACCGAACAGCAGGCATTGATGCTCAGGAAGCCCGAAGGCTGGAAATTCTTCAACCAGCCCGCGGCGATGGTGGAAATCAAGAACGAGGATGGTGATGTCACTGGCTACGAGATCAGCGACCTTGCCGAAAACCGCAAGAACCTGACGCCGGATTACTACAAGAAGATCATCACCGGCAAGACGAAGGACTGGATCGACGTCTACGTGATGAACCGCCTCGGGACGGTCAGCGAAGGCAAGATCATCTACCCGAACTTCAACGATCAGGTACACAAATCCAAGGACATCATTCCGGTTGCGCCAGGTCGGCCCATTTATGTCGGCCTCGATTTCGGATTCAGCCCCGCCGCTGTGTTCGCGCAGCGTTTCTACGGTGGTCGCTGGAACATTCTGGCCGAGCTGGTGCCTGAAGACATCTCGACCCCGGCCTTTGCGCGGGAAGTCAAGGCCAAGATCAAGGAACTGATGGTCGATGACCGGCAGGAAGTCCGTATCTTTGGCGATCCGGCTGGCGATCAGCGCACACCGGGGCGCGAGGACACCAAGACCGCGTTCCAGATCATGCGCGCCGGGGGCATTCGGGCCAAGCCAGCGCACAGCAACGATCCGGCCATACGCATCGAGGCCGTGAAGCAGGTCATTGACCGTATGGTGGACGGTAAGCCAGCTCTGCTGGTCAGCCCTGAGTGTCGGAACCTTCTGAAAGGCTTTATCGCCGGGTACTGCCGCCGCCGCATCAATGCGCGTGGACCGGCGCGGTACGAGGATCGACCCGCCAAGAACAAGTATTCTCACCCTCACGATGCCCTGCAATACCTGATGTTGGGTGCTGGTGAGGGCCGGGATTTGACCAAAAGCGCATCGCCAAGCGCGCCAAAAGCCAAGGCTAAGACCAAATGGAACGTGTTCGGGAAGAAAAAACGCGCGAGGACTACGCGACGCTCGACTATCTAGTGTGCTTCGTTGACCGTGACGATCGCAACTGGTGGGATTATGTGTTCCGTACCCGCGAAGGCTTCCGGCATTGCTTCGCGCTTCAGTGGTGTGAGTGGTCGAAACGCTGGCTGATGGTGGATTGGCGCCAGTCCCGCACTGATTTCACGGTGTTCTTCGACTTCGAGATCGAATTGATCCTGCGGCGAATGCACGAAACAAAAGGGACGGTGGTGAAGTTCACCGGCCCGAAGCGGCCTGACGATGCGGGTGGCCTCATCACCTATTGCAGCAACATCCTCAGTCGATTCCTCGGCCTCGGCAACCCGGTAATACTGACACCATACGGTTTATATCGTAGACTCGTCGCATCTGGTGGTGAGGTCGTCTTTTCATGGAGGGACGTAGCCCATGAGCAGCAAGCCCAAACAGTCGGCCCAATCGAAGGAACTGGAACGCATTCAGATCGAACGCGAGAAGCAGCTCCGGGTCGAGAATGCGCGCCAAACCACCAAGGCGTTCAGTGACAACATCGCCTTTCGCAAGAAACTCCGAGGTATTTTTTCCCTGCTATCGGCTGGCTTTGCCGGTTTTCCGCGTGGCCTTGGCGCTGGCGGCGGCAGGCAATTTGGTGGTCGTAGCACATCTGGCGGTGGCGGTAGCGGTTATGCAGGTGGCCTGGGTAGTGGCAGCACACGGCCCGGAAGCTACGGCGGCAGCGGCAGCGGTGGCGGTGGCGGTGGCGGTGGTAGCCCTGCTCCACGTAGGCCGTCAGTACCGAAGGGTGGGGTTTACCGATGAAGCTCTCTGGCCCTGAACTGCTGAAGCGTTTCTCCAAGGCCAAGTCAGCGCGATCAAACTGGGAAGATTTGTGGCAGGACATCTACGATCTGGTGCTTCCTGCGCGTGAAGGTTTTTACGAAACGACCCCCGGCGAGGAAAGAACCGAGGAAATCTTTGACGAGACTGCGCTGGTTTCGCTCGCTGATTTCGTTTCCCGCATCCATCAAGGCGTCATTCCAGCGCACTTGATGTGGTTCAGGCTGGAGCCGGGTCCAGAAGTGCCGCCGCAGCAGCGGGCAGAACTGCAAGAGCAGCTTGATCTGGTTGGCAAGTTCATCTGGGAAGCCATCGTGAACTCCAACTTCGTCAATGAGGCTCAGGAAGTTCTGACCGATATTGCGATCGGCTGGTCAACGCTCATCATCGACGACGGTGTTGATGGCAAGCTGTTGAGCTTCAAGTGCGTCCCGCAATGCCAAACCTTCTGGGACACAGGCGGCCCCAACAAGGAGGTTGACGGCGTGTTCCGGGTGCGCCACAAGGTTCGCATCAAGGACATCAAGCTCATCTGGCCGGACGCCAAGATCAGCGATGCGCTTCAGGGCAAGGCCGATGGCGATCCCGAAGCAACGACCAATCTGGTCGAGGCCAGCTACCGCGATTGGAGCCGCAAGGAAACGCCGCGCTACTGCTATCAGGTGGTTGCCGGTGAAGACAAGTCGCTGGTGATCGATAACTACGAGGAAGGTCTGGGCTCGCGCCCGTATGTGACACCACGCTGGTCGGTTGCGGCCGGTGAGGTCTATGGCCGCGGCCCGTTGGTGTCGGCGCTGCCGGCGATCCGCACCACGAACCTCGTCACCGAAATGATTCTTGAGAACTCGCAGATGGCGATTTCTGGAATCTGGCAGGTGGACGACGATGGCACGATCAACGTGGATAACGTCGAGATTGTTCCCGGTGCTGTGTATGCGCGCCCCACTGACAGTCGCGGCCTCGAGCGCACTGATAGCCCAAGCAATTTCAATGTGGCCGACATCGTACTGAGCAACCAGCAGGAGAACATTCGCAAGGCCCTGTTCGCTCAGAATCTTGGCCCATTGGATCAGACGCCGCGTTCTGCTACGGAGATCCAAGCCCGAATGCAGGACTTGGCCGAACAGACCGCAGGGCCGTCAGGACGATTGAAAGTCGAATGGCTGGACAAAATGATCCAGCGCATCGTGTGGCTGTTGACCCGCCGTGGCGTATTGGAAATGCCGCGTGTCGATGGCCGCCAGGTCCGTATCGTTGCCAAATCACCGCTTGCCCGCGCACAGAAGTTTGAAGAAATCGAGCGCATCCGTGGCTTTGCCGGTGACGTTGTGACGATGTTGGGGCCGCAGGCCAGCCAGCTTTACATCGATCAGGACGAGCTGGTTGACGAACTGCAAATGAAGTGGGAAGTGCCGCAAAAGATGGTACGCGATCAAGCCAACCGAGAGAGGATGATGCAGGGCATGGCTGAAGCGGCTCAGGAACAGGGAATTGTACCGGGCGGTCTGCCTGCTCAAGCTGAAATTGGGCAATGAGTGAAGACGGAATCGGGAAATCCAAACGACCACCGAAGAAAACACCACGAGCAAAAGCAAAGCAGTATCTAGGGCCGGATGGCTTGCGCCGGCCACCGAAGGTTGAGCGCGAGCTCAATGAGTCCTTTGCCATTGTGTTTTCAAGCGCAGCAGGCAAGAAGACGCTCGACTACCTGAAGTCGATCACGACGAACCGGGTGCTGGAACCGGGTTTGCCGGAAAATACCTACTCGTATCAGGAAGGAGCCCGTTGGCTGATGGGCGTAATATCAACACGAATCAAAGACGGTGAGGAAAAGAAACCATGAAATATTTACTGTGGCTCTTGTGGCTGGTTGTTCCACGTGAAACAGAAGGGGGCGAAGGTGACAGCGGTGGAGAGGGCGATGCTGGCGGTGATCCTGCTGGTGATGGTGATGGCGGTGGCGACGGTGACGGCGCAGCTGGTGAGCGCAAACCGCTTGGGGGGTCTGACCCGGAAGGCAAACCGGACTGGCTGGCTGACAAGTTTTGGAATCCTGACCTCAAAGCGCCGCGAACCGAAGTCCTTGCCAAATCCTTCAACGAGCTCGAGGGCAAACTCCGCACCAAGACGGAAGAACTGAAGGAAGAAGTGCTTGCGGATTTGCGCGCACAGGCCCCGGAGAAATACGAAGTCAATCTGTCCGAGGATCTGAAGCTGCCGGAAAACGTCGAGTTCAATCTGACCGACGAAGACCCGCTGGTGGGCTGGTTCTCAGGTTTCGCCAAAGACATTGGACTCACTCAGGAGCAGTTCGACAAGGCGATCAACGAGTACGTTGGCATCGAGATCGGCAACATGCCGGACATGGAAGCGGAGATCGGCAAGCTGGGCGACCACGGCCAGGATCGACTGCTGCGCGTCCACAACTGGCTTGAAACAAGGCTTTCAGAGGATGAGCTGTCTTCGATGAGCTCGCTACTGAACTCAGCGGAGCAGATCGCCGCATTGGAGAAGCTGATGAAAGCGTCCGGCCCCAACGACTTTGACGGCGATTCTGGCGACGAGCCGTTGACGCTGGAAGAACTGCGCGAGATGCAAAACGACACGCGTTACTGGCAGGACAAAGACCCGGCGTTCATCAAGAAAGTCGAGGCTGGCTACCAGAGGCTTTACAAAAACCAGTAAATCGACATATAGTTCGGGTCGAAGGCCGCTACGCAGCGCCTCGGCCCGGACTTCCGGCACAACCGATTCAGGCGCCAAGTAGAGATAACCTGTAACCCTAGTTGTCATCTTTACTTGGAGAAAACGATGTTCTTGCTTCGTTTCATCCTGAGCCTCATCTTCCCGATGACTCAGGACAATTCGATCGACACCGCCTTCACCAAGCAGTTTGAGTCCGAAGTCCACCTTGCGTATCAGCGCATGGGCTCCAAGTTGCTCAACACTGTTCGGCGCAAGACGAATGTCGTCGGCAAGTCCACCACTTTCCAGATCATCGGTAAAGGTTACGCAGGCACCAAGACCCGAGGCGGTCAGGTTCCGATCCTCAATCTCGTTCACACGAACGTCGAATGTACGCTGGCAGATCGCTATGCCGGTGAGTTCATCGACAAGCTGGACGAGCTCAAGATCGAGCATGACGAGCGAGCAGCCGTAACGGCCAGCATCGCCGGCGCTTTGGGTCGCGCATCCGATCAGGACATCATGGATGTCACCGATACGTTCACGCAGGAAACTTCAGCAACGGGCGTCGTTACGCAGCCCAAGATTGAGGAAGCCTACGAGTATTTCGGTAACAACGATGTGCCGGATGATGGTGGGCGTTTCCTTGCTGTTGCTCCGCAAGGGTGGACTGACCTTATGGGTCTTACGACCTTCGCGTCTCTGGACTATGTACCGGAGTCGGATCTGCCTTTCCCGAAGGTAGGGTTCAGCGCGAAGAACTGGTTCTCGTTTAACATCTTCTCGTTCAGTGGTATCACGCTGACTGGCGGCACTGTCCGTCAGAACGTCGCGTACCACAAGAGCGCGGTCGGCCACGCAAGCGGTCAGGATGTGGCGATGGACATCACCTGGCAGGGCAAAGAGCAGGCGCATCTCGCGGTCGGCTCGATGTCCATGAATGCCGTAATCATCGATGACGTCGGTGGCTACCGCATTCGCTCGACGGAGACTTAAGATGAAAGCAATCTTCGATAAGCTCATCCTCGGTCTGCTTCGATTCTTGCCCTGTGCGTTTGATGCCACTGGCATGAACCGCCTTCACTCGGGCACCTGCACGCTCTGGATCTACAAAACGACTGACGCAATCGCAACGGTCGCCGGCTCCGGGTATTTCAATAGCTTTACGGATCAGCTTAGGAACGGCGATGTCATCATCGTTTCTGACACGAACGTACCGACTATTGATATGTTGACGGTCACTTCCGCGGATAACGCGGCGACCGTGACGACCCTGAACGGCACGTAATCCAAACCGAGGACAGGAGTGTGGGCCGGGGTTAGCTAGTCTAGCCTCGGCCCCTTTTGCATATGGCCGAAGTAGATCGAATCGACAATGCGAACAAGGCCTGCCTTGCGGCTGGTGTGAATACCATCATCAGCTTTACTCAAGGTACGCCCGAATCCATTTTCTGCAACGACTGGTACGAGCTCATCGTTGATTCCGAGCTGTCACTTTACAAGTGGCGCTTTGCGACGAAGACCGTTGACCTCACAACGTCGTTGCTTGTCGGTGAACCGGATACGCGCTACAACACGCGCTACCAGTTGCCGACTGATGTTCTGTCCGTTGATACGGTACTGGTGGGGGAAGACCCTATCGATTACGACCGCTATCAGGACGAGATTCATACCAACGACACCAGCAATGACACGGTGGTCATCAAGTATCGATTCCGCGCTGATGAAGCCTTGTGGAGTCCGTATTTCAAACTGCTGGTGATCTACCGGCTGGCGACCATGCTGTCATTCTCATTGGCCCGCCGCGATGATGTTGCGGCATCAATGAAAAGCCTTGCCGATGAACACTGGCGTAGGGCCAAGACCGAAGACGCACAGGCGCAGACCAATCAAAAGGTCAATCTCAGGCGACTTGCTAACGCAAGGGGCGGCTCTCTCGACAAGTTCTGGCGTAGACGCTAATGCCTCGCTTCCGCAACTATCAGACAAACTTTTCCGGGGGTTTGCTATCTGAGGGTATGTTGGGCCGGCTCGACCTGGCTCAGTACGAAAACGGTTGCAAGATTCTCGACAACTGGTGGCCGAAAGTCACTGGTGGAATGCGGCGCCGACCCGGAACCACTTACCTCAATTCTCAGGAAGGGGCGGTTCGCTTGGAGCCGTTTATCTTCTCTGAAGATCAGGTGTACCTGTTCCTGTTCTGGAATGATCCACTTAGCTCAACCGATGGCATCAACATTTACGATGCGGATACGGGTGCGCTGATTCAGTTCCTCGATCTCAGTGGTGTTGCGTGGAGTGACGACATCATCAAGGAACTGTCGATCACGCAAACTGCCGATGTCATGTTCTGCGCGCACAACAGTTTCCCGCCAATAATGATTCGTCGGACTGGTGCCACGACGTTTGTGCAGGAATCATTTCAGTTTGAAAGCAAGTATCCGGTGGACGCTGGTGCGTATCCGCTGGCTATGCCATTTTTCAAATACGCTGACACGGCTATTACAATCCAGACCAACGGCTATCAGGAAGGCGCCTCAGTCACAGTTACGGCCAGCTCGCCGGTCTTTGAGGATCGGCACTTGAATCGAGCGATCCGCTATCGCGGCAAGCAGCTCTATGTAACAGCCGTTCCCGGTCCACTTCAGCCGCAATCAACCTGTACGGCTGTCATTCTTGAGGATTTGGATCGCGGTGCCGTACTTACTTTTGCTGGTACGCCAACAGATATGCCAATGGATTACCTGATCGATGAGATCGTGGTAGGCCGCACTTCTGGCATCAAGGCCCAGGTCATCGACAAAAGCCCAACCTCAATCACGATTGCGATGATTGCTGGTGTGTTCCCGGCTGGCGCAACTGAACAGGTCGAGGGCCTGACCAGCGGAAACATTTGCACGATCACAGCCAACTCGAACGTGAATCCGGTGCCGACGACTGATTGGGATGAGGAAGCCTTCACTCCGACACATGGGTATCCATCCGTAATCGAGTTCCACTCGCAGCGCCTTTGGCTCGCAGGTAGTTCCTCACTTCCAGCCCATATCTTCGGGTCAAGGGTTGCTGCGTTTTTTAACTTTGATGTGGGCGATGCTGAAGCTGCTGATTCCATTCAGGCTGTCATTTCCGACAAGCAGGTGAATGAAATCCGTGATGTTGTCAGTGGCCGTCACTTGCAGATTTTCACTGACGCTGCTGAGTTCTACGCACCACAGTCTGAAGATTTGCCGCTAGAACCTACCACGTTTGATTTGAGAAAGCAGACTCGGTATGGCGTCAACGCCACTATTGAGCCGCAGATTTTCGATGAGTCGACGCTATTCGTACAAGCTCAAGGTAATGCAATTCGTGAGTTTATCTGGGTTGATACCCTGCGCGGTTACTCGTCAGATGCCATCTCACTGATCTCCGAAGAACATCTCAATGATATTCAGGAAGTCGAAGTGCTGTATGGCGGCTATGACCGTCCCGAGCAGATCGCTTTCTTTGTCAACGGTGACGGCACGATTACGTGGTATCACGCAGCTCGCGCCGAGCAGATTCGCACATGGGGCAAATGGACAACGCAAGGCAATTACAAATCCTTGGCCGTTATTCAGGACAAACTGTATTGCTTGGTTGAGCGCGAGATTGATGGCGATACTGTTTCCATGATCGAACGCTTTGAGCTTCATCTGACGGTGGACTCTGCAATCACCAAGGTTTCCGCAGGCCTTGTACCCGTGACCGGATTCACGGCTCATGCCTTGCACCTGAAAAATACCGAAGTCAACGTGGTGGTGGCTGTTAATGCCAGCAACTCCGGTTCGCTTGGTGGCCCGCAGGTTGCGGATCAGGAACTCGACGCGGATTACTACCTTGGCAATATCACCATTGGCGAAACAGGTGACAGTGAATTGTCGGGTGTCATTGAGGTTGATCCGGTTGGCAATATGACGGTCGGCCTGCCATATACACAGTTGCTTGAAACCATGCCGATCGAAATCAAGGACAATCAAGGCGTCACTTCTGGCTTGCCGAAGCGCATCGTATCGGCCGATCTGTACCTTGCTTCGACACTGGCCGCGCAGTTGCAAGGTAATCGCGTGTTGACGTTCCTTGGCGAAATTGATCTTCAGCAGAGGCCGCTTGCTATTACCGGCCCGCGCAAGTTTTACCTGTATGGCTATTACGAAAGACCGACACTGGTAATTCAGAATGAAATTCCGCTACCGTGTGAAGCGTTGGCACTTGGCGCAGAGGTGGAATACTGATGTTTGATCGATTTCTTGTTTGGGTGCTGAGTCGCTTCATCCCGCTTGGCGGCAGCGAATACCTGATCTATTACGCCTATGCGGCGGCCGCGGTGGGTACTGCCGTGACGGTGCAGAATCAGGCGTATGCCAACCGGATGCGCCAGCAGCAGCTCGAGGAAGAACTGCGCTCGCGGGAGCTCGCCGCGCTGGACGAAGAAAACCAGCGGCTTCAGGCATTACGAGAAGCGAATCAGGACATACTGGTACGGGCCGGTGGCATTGACGCATGGGCCTCGCCGTCACTAATTGCTGCCCGTAATTTCAACTTCAAGATGGGCATGGAAGACATCGAAAACATTCGCCTCAATTTGCAACAGGCTCGCTCGTCCGTGGCTGCAAGGATCTCGGTGCTAAAGAAAAACACGCGCGCTACTCAAATTGCCGGGCTCTTTGAGATTGCCAGTATTGGGCTGAACGCAGCTTCGGCTTACGGCCAGCTTGGTAAAACTGGAACCAAGGCAATTCCAAAAGACGGATCAGGCGGCATCAATCAAAAACTTGGCGTTGGCATTCTTGACACGCCGGGCGGTACGGGAGCACTTAGCTAATGGCTCGACTGACACGACAGATCGGCATAACCGCACCGCAGGTTCGCTTGCCGCAGTCGCAAAGCGTTGGCCCGGCTATCGTCAAGACGGCCGCTACCCTGGCCGACATCGAATACCAGAAGATGTCTGACAAGCGCACGCAGGAAGCGCAGGTCGCCGCGGCCAAGCTGGTGTTCGAGCGTGACGACGAAGGCAATCTGGTTGCTCCGTCGCTGCCCTTTAGTGACAACGGCCTGCTTGCGCCAAGCATCTTTGATCGCAAGTACACGCAGATGGTGGGTCAGCGGTATTTGCAGCAGACGCAGATCGACACGGCCAAGACGCTCAATGAGATTGCTATCGAGCATCGCTTTGACCCGACTGCTTTTCAGGAGGTTGCTGAAGGGTACGTCAACAAGGTCACGGAGCTGGCCCCGGACTTTCTCAAGCCTGACGTCAATAACGCGGCGCAGGTCAAGATGGTGGAGCATTACAACCACATCATCAGGCAGAAGGCCGAACGGGATCACAGCGAGGCTCGTGGCGTCCATCTGCAATTCATGGATGACCTGAGCGATGAGCTGATTGGCTACATTGAATCCGGCGCCGATGATGAAATCGTGGGTGCAAAGATGCTGGAGATCCGCGCTGCCATTGAGCAGGGCGACGAGCTGAACTACTGGCTCGATGATGAAAAGATGATGATGCACGATACGCTCAACAAGCGCATGAGCCTTGCTGAAATCATCACGCAGATTCAGCGCGTTCCCTTGGGTGACGATGTTGCTCAGGCTGAAATGATTCAGTCATTGAGTGAGTTTGCTAACGGCGATGGCAAGATTGTCGTGGTCAACGAGCTGGGCGAGCGTGAAAGAGTGGATGTCACCGACATCTATCCAAATCCTGAAGACCGGGCGGCGATTGCCGAGGTTGCGGCAAACACGCTAAACGCAAAAATGGCGAACTTCGAGAACCTTCAGGATGCGCGGTTGCAGCGTAATTGGGAGAAGTTCTTTAACTGGTACGATCAGCACGCCGTTACCCAGGCCGCAGCCGGTCAGCCATTGGATATGGGCCGACTGTCTGAAGAATTTTCCAAAGCACACAACGATGTTATGACCAAGGGTTATGACTCGACGCTGCGTGAAGCGATCCGCAACATCATGTTGGGTCAGTACACCAGTGGCGGTGATGGCTCGATGTCGAAGTGGAAAGAGCGCTTCTTGGAAGGTTGGGTCAACTGGCATGAGCGTTATCAGATCGAACGCGAGAACTTCCTGCAAGGCCGCAACATTGAAGACCTGACGCCTGATGAAATGTCAGACCTTCACGAAATGGTGGTTGACAGGATTGGTTCTATCCCCGGTGGTCATGTGCAAAGCGAAGCGGCAACCGATGAGGTCAACGAGTTCTATACGGCGCTCACTGGCCGCACATTCGACCAAAGTCTATACGAGGATCTGATTGCGAACCCAGACGATCCCCGGTGGGCCGAGCTGAAAAACTGGATGCCATTGATGGGCGAGATTGGTTTGTGGGATCGCGGCATGGTCAACGCCATGATTGGCAAGCTGCGTGACCCGGAAACGATGTCGCCTGAAACGCTCAAAAATGTACTGGCGTTGAACCGGATGTTCTGGGAAGAACCGACGTTTCGTTACAACATGATCGATAGCAATGCCCTCGGTGGCCGCATTGGTCGTGCGCTGGATTACGTTCACCGCACCAAAATGAACCCGACGCCGGCAGAGCTGAAGAAAATCCTCGATCAGTTTGCCGACTCAAACTGGTCGCCGCGCAAGGACTGGCTGGCTCGTTCACCTGAAGAACGTGAAACCTTCCGAAACATGGCGAATGAACGGCTTGAAAAAGTCTTTCAGGCACAGTGGACAAGTGCATGGTGGCCGAGTGGCATACAGGCGCCGGGCCTGTTTACCGAGCTGGCTGGTATTCCAGAAGAAGTTCGCAGCCTTGTCATTGATTCGGTAATTGCCGAGGCTGGTTTCATTGATACCAACGATCCTGAGACATTCGATACGTTTATTTACCGGGCCACGCATCGTGCGCTGGCCCAAAGCGGCTGGACGCCGAGCAAGATTGGTTATAGCCCGCAGCGGTATGGCGCGAATTACGATGGCCTGTTTGGCGGCTTTGATCGTCCTGATTACGCGCTGTCCAAGTACGCGCCTGAATACTACGCTCGCGACAAGAACGGCAACGTTGATCGCACAATGATTCGTTACGTTGAAGAAGATGCCCAGGTCGTGCTGAACGCTTACGAGAAGCAAACTGGCAACAAGTTTGTGATTGGTAAGAATGCTGCGTTGATTTACAACGGTGAAGCCAGCCGTCGGCAGTCAGCCAAGATGAATGACGGCCAGTGGCATCCGATGTACGAGATTGCACTCATAAAAGATGATGGCAATTACGAGACATTGCAGGAGTACCAGCAGCTTGAAGGCGTGCCGGTGTACTTCAACATGATGGGCAGCATGGTTCGGTACAGGAAAGACGAGCGCAAGATGATGGAGCTGCGCAACCAGCGCACCGCTGCATTCCGTACCGATTACCAGAACGGCCAACTGAAAGGCGGCCAACGGTTGACGCATGGATCGATTCAATGAGTGGTGATCGCCTCGCACAAGCCATTGGATTACCGAACCCGCAGTTTGTAAAACTTGGGGCTACCGGCAATATCAATGATCGCTTGCGCGATGCGTATATGCTCGATACCTCGGCTGGCCAGCTTACGATGTTTGCGGCCACCGCCAAGGCTTTTGGTGTGCCTATCAATTCTTTGCAGCGAAGGGTTGAGCCTGGCTACTCGCCATTTGACGACGATCTGCGTGGCTTTGAGATGCATCTGGACGAGTTTGAAAATTCAACCTCGCCAGAAGAAACAAGGCTCATCAAGCAAATGATCGAGAACAACCTCGATCTGCGACGCAACCTCGAGGACTACGGCGGCACTCGCTTTCTCACTGGTCTGCTTGACCCGATCAATTTGATTCCGGTCCCTTTTGCTTTGGGCAAGGGATTCGCTGAAGGCGCAAAGGTAGCCCTGAAACGCGGTACGCCGATCATCGCCGGCACCGAGCTCACGCGCCATGCCATTGACCCGACGAGTACGTGGGGCGAAACCACGATGAATACGTTGGGCGGCACACTATTCATGGGCCTGATTGGCGGCGCGGTTGGCAAGATTCCCAAGAACACGATCACGGTCAGCGAGGCCCTGAACAAACTCACGCCACCTGCCGGCACCACGATGATGTTCGGCGGTATGCCGTGGGGTATTGGTTCGGCCAAGGGTGCATGGGGCCGGGTCAAGAACGCGATCAAGTCAACGGCCAGCTCCGGCGAGCCGTCATGGAAAAAAGTCGATCCTGATGATGTTCACATGGAAGTGGACGAGTTTGGCGGCAGCGGCGTTGATCGCATTGTGCGAATCATTCACAACGATTCTGGTGAAGAAATCCTGACCGGCGTTGTGCGTGATGGCCGGATTGAAGTAGCTGTTGGTGTTCCAGAGGCCTTGCGTCGCCGTGGGCTTGCTTCTTATGCAATTCGAGAAGCAGCCATGTACGCCGAAAAGAACGGCCTTACGGTAGCCTCACATGGAACTGTGTCACCGGACGCGATTCAGTTGTGGAAGTTCTTTGAATCGCAAGGCGTCAAAGTCAAAGAGAATCCGAACTTCAAGCTGGACTCCGAAGGCAACCGCGTATCGCTGGACGATCAACCGCTATTCGAGGCGGTGCAGCAGATCGACCCGGAAGCAAAGCAGATCCCGAAAGAGGTTCGTGACGATCTCAATAGCCTTGAGCGTGATTACAAGCAATCCGAGATGGAACTCAAGGTTCTGGATGAGGCGGTCAAGCTCCAGAAAGAGAAGGTCAAGAACGCCCCGGTTGCCGGTGGCGCCAAAACCAAGGCCAAGAACGCCCTCGAGGAGTTGCTGAAAACCCAGAACGAAACAGCATGGAAGCTGAAGCGCCAGAAGTCAGCCTTTGATGACCTAAACGTCAAGGCCGCGCAAATGCTGGACGAGGCCACCATCAAGGATTGGGACTTGCTGCCGACCGGCTACAACAAGCTGTTGGGCAAGCTGGATCAGTTTCCGTGGTGGACGTTGATGAAGACGCCGTTCCGCGAGCTGGCCCCGGACCTTGCCGTGAAGTACCAGATGTTCGCTTTGAAGATGGCTGCAACACCGGGCCTGAACAATGCAGGCAACCGGCTTGGCTCATCTACTGGCCCAAGCGTTGAAGCGTTGACGATCGAGTACACCGGCAAATGGTTGGCAGCGGCCCGTAAAGCACAGACGATCTACCGCAAGTATGCAGGCTATGGCGAAACCAGCAGCCAGGTGAAGCACTTCATGGTGGATCAGGCGCAGCGCGTTCGTTCCACGGTGAATCGCGCCGCTGGCGGCGAGCCCATTAAGACAACCTCGGATGGCAAGCTGACCATCGAGGAGTTCAACAAACAGATCAGCATTGCCATTGCTGATAACGGCAAGCACACGATTCCTGAAGTGGCCGAAGCGGCCGCGGATTACGTTCGTGTTCTGAAAGAGATTGGCGATGAAGGCAAGCGGCTCGAAGTCTTTGCCACGCAGCGCAACATTCTCAGGCGTATCGCTAAGAAAGAACAGGCCCTCGCAGAGTTCGATGAAAAGTGGGGCCTCAAGTACAACGTCACTGGCGATCAGGATGTCCAGCTAAATGAAGCTGGACAGGCCTTGCTTGATGAGTTCAATCGGCTCAATTCTATAATTCTCGGTGACGCTTACACCAATACCAAGCCGACGTTTGTACCAGATCATGTGACTAAGCTGAAGGATGGGGTCAACGATGTTTACATCGATGATGCCATTACGCCGCGTGACGGTTTGCGTAGCGCAACCGGCGTTGACACACCATCGCGTGTTGAGGTTCTGAAGAATCCGACGCGAACCAGTCTTGCTCGTTGGGCTGGCAGGGATGTTGAATCAGTACGTTTTGCAGTAGACACGAATGGTGACTTGTACGTCTGGGATGCCAACCTGATGCTTCACGAAACCTTCCGTCAGGCCACGGACGTTGGTGCCTACAGCAATACCTTCTTTGACATCACGATTGAGCCAAAGCGGCTATTCGATGCCTTTGAGGAATCGCTCAGTTCTCGTTTGTTTGATGGGCAGGAAACCAGCGGTGACATTTTGTACCCGAAGGTATTCGCCAAAGAGATTGAATCAACCGCTTACTTTAAGGAAGTCAATCAGAAACTCGGTGCGGCTGCTGACGCAGCACCAGACAAAGATCCTCTGCCGCCGCCGTTGCAGGCAACTCGTGACGCTATCGAGCTGGAGAAAATGCAGCTTGAGGAAATGAACGAGAAGTACAAGCTGCAAGAGAATGAAGATTACGTTCATCGGATGTGGGATGCCGAACAGGTAATCGCCCAGGCCGACGAACTCAAGACCATGATCCGTGAGTCGTTCCTGCTTGATCCTCTGGAAGCCAAGACTGGCAAGAAGATCGATATTGATGTCCTGAATGCTCGCGTTGAGGAAGCCTATGCCTCGATTTTGCACGATGCAGAAACGGGTGGTGATTCAGCTTATGCCCCGAACTCAACTGAGCGCCGGAACTGGTTGGAAGCTCGCCTGAAATACCTCGAGGACAACCCGGATGGTCTGCCGTCGAAGCAGGTGTTTACGCAGCAGAAGATCATCGAGCGCAAGCTGGAAAGGATTGAAGCAGGGCATGGTATTACCGGCGCCAGCGGCCCGTTGATTGCTCGTCGGCTGGATCTCGACGACAAGAAGCTGATCGAAATGGGCCTGACCGAAGGCAACGTCGATACGTGGATGAATCACTACGTTATGCGAACGGCCCCGATGATCGAAACTGCTCGCGTCTTCGGTGATCCGAAAGCGCAGAAGGCGATTGACGATCTGTTCTACGAGGTTTACGAACGAGCTCAAGCGGAAACCAATCCGGCCAAGCAGGCCAAAATGCTCGAGGAAGCCGAGCGTGCCAAGCAGGCCATGATTGATCTGCGTGACATCGTTCATGGCGTATATCAGATCCCCGAACACACTGACGCCATTACTCCTCGCCTGTTACGGATACTTCGCAACTTCAATATCCTCGGTGCGATGGGTCGCTCAGTGCTGATGGCAATGGGTGATATGGGCAATGTGATCGTGTCGCAGGGCTTTGTTCGTTCTCTGGGCCATGCGGTTGAGTCGTTTGCTGGCGGTCTGACTGACGGCAACATCAAGATGATAAAGGATGAAGTCGACCTGGCTGGTTCCGTTTCCGAGGTCATTCTCGGTATGCGTTACCACCAAATGACTGACTTCGGTGCGGCTGTGGGCTACTCGTCCAAGGCCCCGAAGTGGTTCAACAAGCTCGAGCGCGGTATGTCCAATGCTTCGCAGCGCTTCTTCCTTTACAACCTGCTTGGTCCGTGGACGGATATGGCGCGGCGATTCTCTGGTGGAATGCTTCAATCGCGTTTGATCGAGAACTCGCGGCTATGGAAGGCCGGCCAACTTGGCGACGATCAGATCGAGATAATGACTCGGCTTGGCATCAACAAAGAGCAGGCAATCCAGTTCGTCAACGAGTGGGAGGCCAGCGGTGGCCTCAAGCACAAGTCGATGTTCATTGCCAATACGTCACAGTGGGTCAGTGAGCAGGCTGTTCGCACGTTCCGCGCTGCCATGAACACCGAGATCAATCGAATGGTTCCGACGCCCGGAGCTGTGGACAAGCCCAAGGCCCTTTTGAAATCCGAATGGTGGAAAGTGATCGGTCAATACCGGGGCTTTTCGATTGCTGCAACTCATCGAATCATGGGTGCTGGCATTCACACCAAGGGCAAAACGAAGTGGGCCGGCATGGCCAGCATGGTCGGGATCGCCATGACCGTCGATGCGCTCAAGCGGCCTGACTACATCCAGATGCCCATCGAGGAGCAGCTGCTTCGCGCTGTTGAGCTCTCTGGCGTAACGGGAATCATTCTCGATTTGAACGATACGATTGAGCGCGCCAGTGCGGGAACCATTGGTCTCCGGCCAGCTCTCGGCATGGATATTCGTGAGCGCAATCCGAACTGGGCAAACCGCATGGGTACTATTGGTGCGGTTCCTAACCAGTGGTTGACCCTGATGTACGGTCTGACCTCTGATGAGGCTACGACAAATGACCTTGCTCGCGGTATTCGGTATATGATCCCCTATAACAACTTGTTGTGGTGGAACGAAGCGTTCAACCGTGGACAGAGGGCCGCTGTTGACACTATTGAGGACTTTCAAGAATGACTCAGATTACGATTCCTAGCGTACCAACTGAGGTTGAATACTCAGTTACCGTATCGTCCACCGGCCCATTCACTGTGCCTTTCCCCTTCTTTTCTGAAGAAGATGTGAAAGCAACAGTAACGGATGCTCTGGCCGTTGTAACTGAGCTCGTTGTGGATACTGATTTCAGTTTCACCACGAAAGACACCCCGGTTGGTCAAGAAGGTAGCGGTTACACTGGCGGCACGATTACGCTCAATTCTGCGATCGGCGCCGATGGTGCAACCACGATCAAGATTTACCGTGACACGGTGATTGAGCGAACGGCCAACTACCCGAATACCGGCCCGTTCAGTATGCCGTTGCTCAATGACGAGCAGAACAAAATGATCGCAATCCTTCAGGAGCTCGCGGTTGACGTCAATCAGGTAGCGGTCAACGAAGCGAACATCGCGCAGAACACCACCGATATTGCGACCAATACCAGCGACATCGCAGACAACGCTTTTGCGATTACCAAGGCGGTGCGCGCACCTTCAGCTGATACCGCGGCCCAGATGGAACTGCCTGTTGCCAGTGGTCGACTCAACAAGTACCTCAAGTTCAACGGTGCTGGTAACGTCGAGGTGGCTGATGTCACTGGTTCGGGTACTGTCCTGAGTCGATCTGTCATTTCCAACTTCTTGTGGCCGCAGACGGCGGCTGAGTTGGCTGCCGGTATTACGCCTTCTGATGAGGCTTACCCGCCGGGCAATGTGCTTCGTTATGGTGCTGTTGCTGACGGTGTGACAGACAACACAACGGCCTTCAACAACGCTATTACTGGTGCTGAGAAAGGCGTTGTTTACTTCCCGTATGTTGGTACGTCGTCTTACCGTACTGATCGAATCACGATGGCATCGACGGACAGTGACAAATACATCTTCCTCGAGCCGGGTGTTGTTCTTGAATGTACGGCGGGGGGTACTGGTATTTTCCGAGGCAATGACGCGGATAACATCAGCATTGTTGGTTACGGTGCAACTTGCCAGATGGCGGGTCAGGCTGGCGGCTCAAGCAACGTCAACTTCTCAGGTGGTAAAAACATCCTGATTGAAGGCTTGCGAATTATTGATTCTGGCGCATCGAAAGACGGTATCTACATCGGTGTCGGTGGTGCTGGCGCACCTTGCGAGAACGTCACCATTCGGAAGTGCTACCTGCAAGGTGCCGAACGAAACCAGATCTCAATCGTTGGTGGCGTTCATGTGGTTATCGAGGATAACGAGATTGCGGGTGGCGAGGTTGTTAATCCGGGTGCCGGTATCGACATTGAGGCCAACACTTATAACGACATCGATCATATCGTCATTCGCAACAACTGGATTCACGATTGCTTGAACTACGGCATCATCAATGCTTTCGGTGAGAACGGTATCATCGAAGGCAACCTGATCGAAGACATCGTGAACGAGGCGCCAATCCTGATTGGTGCTGGCGGTGGATGGGATGAGAATGGTGCATTGCATGATGTTCGTCGGCCGATCTCCGATTACACCTTGGCGACTGGCGAGGTACACATCAATGCGCCGGATAACCCGCCGACACCGTGGCCAGGTCAGGAACCGCATCCCGGTCAGGTTGCATCGTTCATTACACTCAATGGCAAGGCGAAGCCTACCGAACATCAGGTGCAAACCTATTTCGTAATCGATTCTTACGATTCGGTTGCCGGTACGGTTGTGCTGTCTACTGCTGAAGATTGGGGTGTTATCGATTCCCTTTCGGACAAAGGTACGGCAATCCTGTCATCTGATCCTGCGGTGACTGAGCAGTTTCTTATCATTCGCACAGTTGGTTGCGCGTCGAACTGGACGGTTCGTAAAAACAAGATTCGACATACCTCATCGGGTGAATTTGCGATTGTAATTGGTGCTGGTGCGGTTGATTGCATCGTGGCTGAGAACACGATCCAGACTGGTCCTGCAACGGGTGGCATCCAATTCATCTACTCAGAAGGTTGCCTGATTACCGGCAACAAAGTGTATGGCGATCAGACAAGCGTCAATGCTTTCAACAAGGCTTTGAGCCTATCGAATGGCGCGAGTAACTGCGTCATCAATGACAACTATTTTGTTGGCTACTCGGAAGGTCTGCCACTTTCAGGCTGTCTCTCGAACAAGTCAATGAACATCGGTGTTATTCAAAACTGCGGTTGGGATGCTGGCTACGCAATCGATATTCGAAATACTCGAAACTTCATTTTGAATGGTTGCACAATTCAAAACGATGCCAACGATTTTCCGACAACGTATGGTGTTGGTTTCTATACTACCAGCACGCTGACCTGCGGGATCATCGGTTGCATCATTGAGGTTGGTTCGACAGATGCTAATGCGATCCAAGGCCTGAGTGCCTACGAGAGCATGAACATCATCAATGGCAAGCAGACAGGTGCGGTTTGGGCTTACCCGAATGATCCTGCTGCGGTAATTGGAACGTATCAAGACTTCATGCCGGGTGCGACCTGGGTTGATAGCTCACCGGCCAGTGGTTTGCCGGCGCTTGGTGCTTTTGACGGCAGCGCATTCCTCACGATCGGTGCGGGCCAGAACAGTAATGCTTACACGCCAACGAACGTCGTGACTGATCGGGCCTACGATGCAAACGCAACAACGGTTGATGAGCTGGCCGACGTGCTTGGCACACTGATCGCAGATCTCAAGTCAGCGAAAATCATCAGCTAAGGAACTGATATGGCACTTACAGAAATCTACGTCGATCCTTCCATTGCGGCCGATAGCGGCGCCGGCACTATTGGTGATCCTTACGGTGATCTCGAGTACGCAATCGAGCAGGAAACTTTCGATACAACCAATGGTACTCGCGTCAATATCAAGGCTGGTACTGATGAAATCATTGCCGCTAATTTGGAAACAGCATTGGCTGATACTTCGGTATCAGCGGCTTGGGTTCCATCTGAAGATGCGCCGTTAGTTATTCAAGGGTACACATCGGCGGCTGGTGATGGTGGCATTGGCGGAATCTCTGGTGGTGGCGCGGCCCTTTCGATCTTGAATACGACGCGAGATTTCATCTGGCTTATCGATTTGCATCTTCATAATGTTACTGGTGCAAATCGGATTATCGATCTTGATTCCTATTCGACAATTCTTCGTTGTGAAATCAATAATGGTGCTGACACCGGTGTTGTAATTGGCAGTAATTGTGTAATTCAAAGCTGTTACATCCATGACGTAGGTGCAAATAACAGACACGGCATTCAAGCCAGTGGCAACAATCGTATTGCTTTTAATTATATTGATTGTGGCGAAGGTACTGATAAAGGTCAGTACGGCATTTTTGCTATTGGTACAAGTTGCTCCATAGAAAACAACATTATTATTGCTGCGCCTTCCTACTATGGAATAGGTATTGCTTCGAACGGAAGCATGGTTAACAACAATTCAATTTTTGCTGTAGCAGGAACAGCAGCAGGTATAAACCTTTCTGCCAATTCATATGTTCCTACAGTAATGAACAATTTGGTTGAAGGGTTCAGCGGCGTTGGTGGTATCGGCATTGTGTTTTCAGCATCAACGACAGTTGGAGTTCTTGATGGTAATGCTGCTTATAACTGCACCACAGATTTCGATACAGGCACCATTGATGTATTGATTGAAAACGGCGCCGGGAATGAAAGTTTGTCTGCCTCACCATTTACTAATGCGGCAGCAGGTAACTTCAGTCCGGTTGATACTGGTAGCGTTAAAGAAGGTTCCATTCCGCAAATCATTGGTGGAGGCTTTGTCTAATGGCTGTTGAATTTAAGCGATGGAAAGGTGCGGTTGAGCCAGCGGAAACAAGTCCATCAGCAAATGAGTTCAAGCGGTGGAAAGGTGCTGTTGAGCCAGCCTACGTTGCTCCGCCAATGTCAGGCGGTGAAGCGAAGACTGGTCCGGGCCTGTCGTTCGGAGTATTTGGAAAAGTAGGCGCATCGCAATAGGAGAAAGCAATGGCTACGGCAAGACTAACTTTGGGAGTTCTCGGCAAAGGTGGCGCACAGGTAATGCTGCCGCTGAGTAACGAGCAGGTAACATTCACGACTTCAGCGCAAAGCAGCGCATTCGATGGTAGCGCAGATGTTGTGCGGTTCATTGCTGATGCTGATGCTTACTTGTTGTTCGGGGCAAATCCAACGGCATTGGCCACGAGCATGTATGTGCCAGCTAATACGGTTGAGTATTTTGCCATTCGTCCAGGCGAGAAGTTGGCCATCTACGATGGCTCAAGTTAGTACACATTTTTTTAGCAAGGAAGTTGGCGAATGGCAAAGGAGAATGAAGACGTAAATGCAGTCAAGCGAGCTCTGGTCATTGCTATTACTTCTGCTTTTCTCGGGGGTGCTGGCGGTCCTGTGCTTTTTCTTAAGTTTACTGATGGTG